AGAGATAGCTACTCTTAAAGTATTAAGTACCAATATGTATAACCTAGCGAAGTTGGCTGGCAAACCCGAGGAGAATTGAGATGCCTGAGCATATAAAGATTGAAAGGTGGCAGTTGATTGAACACTTACTTAGTTCGTGGAGAGATCACTACGAGATGATGAGCGATGAATACCTTATTGCAGAGTATCTCGAGTATCTAAGTGAAGACCCCGATGCGGATATAACAGTTGAAATAATTGAGGAGAAGCAATCATGAGCATATCATCTAGCGCAGTATTAGTAGAACTGAACATTAGTGTATGGACTGCTAACAAGTTGGACAAGGGTGCAACCGATAGTGTGCTTGTAAGTAATAGTGCAAGTAGCGGTTCAGCACAAGTGCGTAAGAATCTAATGGCAGGAACGGACAAGCGTAAGAAGATAGCTGACTACGCTGCTAGGGCTAGGCTCTACCACAATCAGACTACGCTGTCGTGGTCGGATAAAGGTGCTAGGTTACTACCCACAAGCCTGTTCATGGACTACAAGCAGAACATGAATGTGTACCAAAGCAACATGAACACCATGATCGAGGACTTCTATGCAAACTATGCAGACCTAATCGACCTAGCGAAACATCACATGGGTGCGTTGTTCAACCCTTATGACTATCCAAGTATCGAGGAGTTGCGTAGCAAGTTCGGATTCCGATTGGTATTCAGTCCGTTGCCCGAGGGTGGGGATTTCCGTCTCGACATTCCGAAAGCAGACATGGATGAATTGGGTGCGCAATACGAGTCAGCGTTTAATGACAGGCTCAAGGATGCCATGCGTGAACCATGGGAGAAGTTGCATAAGAACCTTGTGCATATCTCAGAAAAGCTAACGGATGTAGAGGGCGACGAAGATACCAAGAAGCGGTATCACGATACCCTGATTACCAATGCGCAAGAGTTGTGCGGATTGCTTACGCACTTGAACATAACGAAAGACCCAATGCTTGAGAATGCCCGCCGTTCCCTTGAGCTAACAATGTTAGGTGTTGATATTGAGGACATTAAAGAACATGCAGAAGTTCGGCAGTCTGTGAAGTCCAAGGTTGATGACATTCTTAAGAAGTTTGATTGGTAAGGGGGGCTTATGCTTAGCGCAATAGTCACAATACTTGCCCTCACGGGGGCAGTTACTTGGATTTTTATTTTAGTTGTTTTACTTTACATTTATTTAGGAAAGAAGTAATCAAATGACATACGAGAATATCAAATTACAAAAGCATAATATGTTTGGAGATGGTGAAAGGGAATCAGTTATCGACCCGTTCCTTAAAAGCTTTATAGAAAAGCTAGCACTCAAGTATCCACAATGGACATTTGAGGAATGCAATTGCAATACTAACCACTCTACTAAGACTTACGAAGCGTATCGTTTTAAAGTTTTGGATAAGAGAGAAGTGCTAGGCACAATCGACAAAGAGTATATCCATGGCGGTGGTGGGTGGCGGTACTGCGTAGACAATGATCGTATCAATGGTGTGCGAGAGCGTGGTCGTGGTATGAAAACAATCCATGAAGATAAAGCTATCAAGCATGTAGGTAAGTTCTTTGGTAAGAAGAATGTAAACGAGAAGTTTACTGAGGCTACTAAAGTAATCAGTAGTTCGTTAGGTCATATACACAATCAGAAAAGATGGGACTTGACTCACAAGTGGGATGCAGTCAAAGACCATGCTCAACAATTCATCGTTGAAAACTATGCACAGTTTGCTAGTGGTGTAACAGATCCAAAAGTAGCTAGTAAGCTAGAGCAGTTGCCGTCTTGCCATGCAGAATTTAATTCAGTTGATGCAATGCAAGAAGCGTTGCGGAAAGGAGACGCTTACATTGTATTCATAGATGGAGTAAACTATTCTATCCAAAAGGGCAAAGACCCTTTAGAAATAAAAGCAAGTGAAGAGTTGCCCGACTTTATGCGAAGGGCAGTAGGGCTACTTAAATTAGTTGAAGATAACCAAGTAATAGATGGTGTCGGTGTTCGTGCAAACGAAACGACTTTCTTGGTAATGCCTAACAATGTTAGCTAAGGAGCAGATATGAGATTATTTAAACGCAAGTTAGATGTAGTTGCAGATCAACCTAAGGAGAAGAAACCAGCTATGGCTACAGATATTAACTCTAAGTTCGTATATGCAAGTGGTTCAGATGTAATGAAAACCTTTAAGCGATATGGGTTTGTTCCACCTAGTGAGTATCGTGATGATTACTTATTTAAGATTAACAGAGAAGCAACAAAGGCGGAATGATGAACGAAGTAACCCCAAAGAAAGGTAGAGGTAAGGGGGTAAAGCCTGCAATGGTTTACCTACCTGTCCGTATCAGCCAAGAAGTAGCAGAGTTTTTCAATGCTTACCCTAACAAGAGTGCAAAGATTAGGGAAGTATTAGCTAGTTATGTTAAACAACAAGGAGAAGCAAATGAGAACAGTAAGCAAGAAGTCACAGAAGTTAAATAGTTATTTAGAGTTGAACCCTAAAGCCAAGGCTAGTGCAGTTGCCAAGTTGTTCAAGGTAAGTGTGGCTAATGTATATCAGCGTAGATCTAATATGAAATCGGCAGCGACTAAAGGTAATTGGAAGTTGGCATCGGTTAGCACAAGCAAGAAGAGCGTATTCCAGAAACCTTCAACGCTTGCACCTAATGCAGTAGCATCAATGGCTTTGTTTGCCGATGATGTGGTGAATCACCCAAGCCACTATAAAGTAGGTGGTATTGAGACTATCGACTTTATCGAAGCTAAGCAGTTGGATTACCACTTAGGTAATGTAGTGAAATACATTAGTCGTGCTGACCATAAGGATGATAAGTTGGAAAACCTTAAGAAGGCGCAATGGTATCTGAATCGTGCGATTGCAAACCTAAGCAAGACCTAACAATGTTAGGGGCATTTGATTACGATAGAACCTATTAGCCTTGTAGATGCAAACGATTTTATCCTCAGCTAGTTGCCCCGAAGATTTCTTACGCTAGCTGAATCCAAAATCCGAGGGGGGCGGATAATCTACATATCCCCCCAACCCCTCCCAAATATATTTTAAATCTCCCCTTGACAAAGTCCAACACCATGGTAGTATGGTGGCATGGCATCTACTCCCGAAAAGAAAGTTAAAGATAAAGCCGTTAAGCTAATCAAGGCTTACGGCATTTATTATTTTTTCCCTGCAACACATGGATACGGCAGAAGCGGTGTGCCCGATATCATATGCTGTGCTAAGGGTAAGTTCATTGCCATAGAATGCAAAGCAGGCAACAATAAGCCTACTGCACTACAAGAAAAAGAAATGGCAGACATCCGTAAAGCGGGTGGATATGCCTATGTAGTAAATGAGGAGAGCCTAACATTGTTAGGTTCAACCCTAAGGAGCTTACTTGACGAGGATGATGACGATGGCAGATGTTGAAATGAACAAAGGTGTTCAGATATTACTTGAACGCATGAGCAGTAACCCCGATGAGTTTACCCCCGATCTTCGCAATGGGTATCCCCCTAAGTGGCGCAACATTATTCTGTCTGTTGAGATGCGGGTAAAAGGGGGCAAGGAATACCAAGACCAACTGCCATTCCTAAACGACAAAGAAATCAAAGCCCTATGGCAAAAGATGCAGGAGTTGCAGGGGGATCTATTCACTAAGCAGATTATGAATACTTTGCTAAGAGATGCAGAAGACGGACTAGGTTATTCCGAAGTAGTAGAACTGATAGAAGCCAAAGCAAAAGTAGCAGAACTATCATCTCTTTCTCGGCAAGTCACAGGCGGTAGGCCAAAGGCTAAACTTTGAAAATCTTTTGTTTGGACTTTGAGACCTACTATTCTCAAACCTTCTCCCTTAGCAAAATGACAACCGAAGAGTATGTCCGTAGCCCTGAGTTTGAAACCATCGGGGTGGCGGTGTGCGAACAGGGTGGGGACCCCCTATGGTTTAGTGGTACTAAGGCAGACACAAAGAAGTTCTTGGACAGCTTTGAACTGGACAAGCATCTCGTGGTAGCCCATAACGCTATGTTTGATATGGCTATCCTTAACTGGCAGTTTGATATAAGACCCAAGGGTATTGCTGATACGCTGTCAATGGCAAGAGCAATACACGGCACGGAAGTTGGCGGTAGTCTTGCTAAGTTAGCCGAACACTATGGGTTGGGAGTAAAAGGCACAGAGGTGCTTAATGCTTTGGGCAAGCGTCGGATCGACTTTAATACACAAGACTTGGCACAGTACGGTGAATACTGCAAGAACGACGTGGTGCTAACGATGGGTTTGTTTGCCGAACTAAGCGCAGGCTTTCCTCCTATTGAGCTACGGCTAATTGACTTAACCATCCGGATGTTCTCTGAGCCTAGCTTGTGGCTTGACGGCAATATACTGCATGACCACTTGGCGGTAGTACGGCAAAGAAAAGAAAGTCTACTGGCAAGCATCGAGAAAGAAAAAGAACACTTGATGAGTAACGACAAGTTTGCTGAGTTGCTCAGAGCCCAAGGTGAAGAACCTCCTACTAAGATAAGCCCAACAACAGGTAAAGAAACATGGGCATTTGCTAAAACAGATGAGGGCTTTAAAGCCCTGCTTGAACATGAGGATGAGGTAATACAAGCGTTAGCATCAGCGCGTTTAGGAATGAAGTCAACCATTGAAGAAACAAGGACTGAACGCTTTATTGAAATAGCGCAGCGAGGCTTATTCCCCATACCACTACGCTACTATGCGGCTCATACGGGTCGTTGGGGCGGTGACGACAAGGTCAATCTGCAAAACCTACCACGAGGCTCGATCCTTAAAGATGCGATTATGGCTCCCCCCGGGCATGTCGTTGTGGACTCTGACTCTAGCCAAATAGAAGCAAGAACTCTAGCGTGGCTCGCTGAACAGAATGATTTAGTTGATGCGTTTGAAAGGGGTGAAGATGTATACAAAATCATGGCGACTTCTATCTATGGCAAGGCACAGGAAGAAATCACGAAGGATGAAAGGTTCGTTGGCAAGACGACGATTCTCGGGGCGGGGTATGGGATGGGAGCGCAG